GCTCCACGCGACCTAAGTAGGCTGACTGCAGCACCCCGGCAGCGCGAGCCTTGGCCACCTACTCGGCAAACATATCCGTAAAAGTTGCCGGGCTCACGCAGCTCAAGAACCTCGAGAACCGCGTCTCGCAGCTGCAAGACCGTTTCACGAAGCTGAACGCTGCGGCGGCGCGGGTGACTGCCCCATTCCAGGGGCACATCAAAGCGCTGACGGAGATCAACAAGCTCCTGAAGGACAACAACAACCTGCTGAACCAGCAGGCGCGAGTAGCCAATTCGATTGCGCGTGGCCGCGGGTCGGGCGGCGGCGGTGCGGTTAAGGACGCGAAGCTCCAGAAGGAGATCACCGAGCAGTTGCAGCGTCAGGTAACGTTGCTGCGTGATCGGGCGCGGGCGACCGCACCTGCCGGCGATGCGATGCAGAAGTTGCTGCGTGCGCAGCTGGAGCTGAACAACGGAGCAGAGGGCAACATCCGCTTGGTGCGGCAGCTGTTGCGCAACGCCCGCGAGCTGGTGAAGGCGGATGAAGACCGGCTGAAGGTGAGCCGTGAGGTGAAGACCGCGACCGAGCAGCGGGTTGATGAGGCGAAAGAACTGCTGGCGGTCGAGCGGCAGATCGGCCAGATGCTGAGCGAGACGAAGCGCAAGACAGCGGAGATCGCGCGCGAAGACACAAAGCGCGCCAATGCGCGCAAACAGATGATTGGCGGCGCGGCCGGCCGCGTGGATCGCGCGTTTGGCGGCGGGATCAGCGGCACGCTGAACAGTGTGGCCGACGCTGGTATCCGCGCCGGTGCGGTGGGCGGACTGTTGGCGGGTTCGCAGTTGGTGGGTGCGGCGCAGTCGATGCCGGTGATCGGCAAGGCGGTGTCGGCGATGCAGGGTCCGCTGATCGAAGCGATTCGATTGCTCGGCGACTTTGCTGGTCACTGGGGTCTGGCAGCTGTAGCTGCCGCGGCCTTTGCGCCATTGCTGCCGAAGATCGGACAGGCAGCAGTCCAGGCGATGCCGGGGATCGGCTCACTGGGGAAAGCGATTGCGAATGTCACCGGCCTATCGGAACGAGCACAACCCGCGATCAACGGGTTGAAGAAGAGTTGGGACACGCTGGTGTCATCGAACCCTGCGACATCCCTATTCGGGCTTGGGCCCAATTCGATGCAGCTGACTGGCGGGCAAGCGCCAGAGCTGATGAATGGCGCGGCCAAGTTCCAGAGCACCATGGGTCTGGACATGGTGGAGAAGATCGCGCAGGGGATCTACCAGCAGATCCAGGCCAGTGCCGATGCGATGGAAGCGAACCGGCGAAAAGCGCAGAGCTGGGCGGACGCGCTGGAGGAAGGGCGCAACTGGATTAAGGAATCGGTTGCGAAGACGCGCGAGCTTGAGCAAGCGCTGAGCGAAGCGGCGCGCCAGCGTCTGGCCGCGAGTGCGGCCAACAACCCGCGCGTGCGTGCCGGCGCGGCGATGGTCAACACCGGCTTCCGCGAATACGGCCCGGGCGGCAACTCGATGACAGCGCAGCCCCAATACCGGGCGATGTTGAACGCGCGGGCCAAGCTCGACAACGAGACCCGCTACAGCTGGGTGCAGTTCCTGCGGCAGGGCAAGGCACTACAGCGCGAGCTGGTGGTGTTGAGCAAGCAGGAATCAGCGGAGGCGGCGAAGGCGACGAGGGAAGCGCGTGAAGCGCTGGACATCAAGCAGCGCGAGATCAGCTTCGAGACCCGCCTCGGTCGGGTGCGAGCGAAGAACGCGGCCATCGCTGTTCGAGCTAACGCAACGAAGCAACGCAATTACGGCATCCGCACAGGTATTGGCGCGGGCTTGTCGCTAGCCAATATCCCGGGCCAGGCGATTGCGCAGTCCATCTCGATCGGCTCCTCAGTGGGCGGCCCTGCGGGCGGTATTGCCGGTGGTATCACCGCCAGCGCGGTGGCGCTGGGTCAGCTCGGCGTCAAAGCGATCGAAGTTAGCAACCAGACCGAGACGCTGCAACGCCGTCTGCAACTCCTGAGCACCGGCTTTGACGATTACACGATGGTGGCGCAGCGCGCCAATTCGGTTGGTGAGAAGTTCGGCCTGAGTCAGAACGAGGCGGCCGAGGCATTTGCCAACACCTACGCGAGGTTGCGGCCGATGGGCGCATCACTCGATGAAGTCACAACAGTCTTCGAGGGCTTCAACACGGCGATGCGTCTGGCCGGTGCGAGCACGGCAGAAGCGGAAGGCGCCTACACGCAGTTGCTGCAGGGCCTGGGTTCCGGGGTGCTGCGGGGCCAGGAACTGAACTCGATCCTCGAGCAAGCGCCACTGCTGGCGAAGGCCATCGCCGATGAGGTGGGCACAACAGTTGGCGCGTTGCGTGAGTTCGGCAAGGACGGCGAGCTGAGCAGCGCTGTTGTTCTTCGCGCGCTTGATCGCGTGCGCAGAGAAGGTGCCGAAAAACTGGCGGAATCTCTGGACACCCCGACCCAGAAAGTCAAGGACTTGCAAAACGCCTTTGAACGTCTGCAAACAGCGCTAGGCAAGTTGGGGCTACCCGCAACTGTGGCGCTATTTGAGGATCTAGCAGACGCTCTAGATGACACAGTCACGTTCACTAACAACCTGGGGGATGCGTGGTATTACGTCGAGCAGCGCATCCGCCCTGTCGTTGAGCTGTGGGATCGGCTCACAAATAACGGCTTCATGGAGGGTCTGCGAAACCTCGGGGGCAACATCCTCGGCAACACCGGCCCCGGTATTGCGGTGCGCGGGATCCAGGGGCTGCAGCAGCTACCTGGAAAGATCTTCGACTGGACGCAGGGGACAGCTGACGCAGGTAGACAACTTAAGCAGGACCAGTTCATCGGACCTGCTACCCCCGAGTGGTACGGGCCAGCGCAGAAGGCACAGAAGGGGTTAGCTGATCAGGTCGCTAAAGACACTGATAAGGAAGAGAAGGACAAGAAAGAGAAAGAGAAGGCGATGTATGACTACAGCGCCCAGAACCAAGCGGCGCTGGCGGAGAACCAGCTGAGGTTGAACCGGCAGGTGTTCGAGAACGAGATGGCGTTATCGGAGCAGGCGTATCGACAGAAGCTGGACTATGAGAACAAGCTGGCGGCGCTGAAGGGTGCGCAGCTGACCGGCGGTGGAGCGCGCAGCATCTTCGATCAGACGGCGCAGTTCAATCAACAGCAGCAGGAGTATGCGACCCGCCTGCGGGAACTGGACAACCAGATCAAGCAAGCCGAGCTGGCAGTGAGGGAAGCCCAGGCAGGTGTGGGCATTGCCGGTCTGTCAGCGCAGGGCACGAGGGCACCGGGGGCGGCGAGCGGAACGATCAGTAAGGAAGACCTGCGCAAGTGGCTGATCAGCCAGGGGATGGGGCGCACCAGCGGCGACTTCACTAACGCTGGGCACCGCACGCCAAACCACATGTTGAACGCCATGGACATGGGGTTCACAGGGGCGCAATACGACCACAACTACATCCAGAAGACGAAGGAGATGGAGGCGAAGCTCGCCGCCACGGGAGCCTTCGGTGATCAACTGTTCGGCCCCACCCGCGATCCCCGAGGGCATAAGGATCACCTGCATATTCCGACGCCAGGCGGGCGGGTGCCGCTGACACCGGGGCTGCAGCAGCTGATGAGTGGCGGTGTCGGCAATCAGGCAATCGCACCGGGCGGCCAGGCCAACATGGGCGGCATCATCGGCGCCCAGGGCGATGTCGAGACGCAGAAGGCCGCGCTAGCCGGTCTGCTCCAGCAGAAGCAACAGCTGCTGGCGGCCGACGGGCAGCTGAAGGCGCTCGACATGCCGATGCTGCTGGCGCAGGTGACGCAGGCATACCGAGATCAGACGCTGGACATACAGAACCAGACGGCGGCGCTTCAGCTACGCACCGGCCTGGAGATGGAAGGCGTCTCACCAGAGGTGATCGACGGCGAACTGGCGAAGTTGCAGATTTCACAAGATCTGACGCAGTTCCAGGAGGGCCTGAATGCCTCGGTGGAGGCGGGCAACATCACGCAGGAGAAAGCCAACGAACTGCTGAGCGGTTACACGGAAGCTGCTGGTGAAGCGGCCACGGCGGTTGATGCACTGACGCAAGCAAACATCGCCGCGAACGACCCGATCAACCGGCTGGTGGGGCAGTGGAAGAAAGATCTAGGGGATACGCGCGGGCAGATCGCCTCTCTGGCGCAGACGGTGCAAGGCGAACTGGGCAGCGCGATGAGCAATGCCATCACCGGCTTGATTGATGGGACCACCACGGTTCAGGAGGCGTTCAGCCAGATGTTCAAGAACATCGGCGCGGCCTTCATCGACATGGCCACCCAGATGCTGGCCCAGCAGCTCATGCTCACAGTGCTGCAGGCTTTTGCTGGCGGTGGCAGCTTTGGGGCGGTCGATAGCAGGGGCTTCAGCTTCGGCGGCTTGGTTGATGCCTTTGCCTCTGGCGGCTCTACCCCGACCAATGCTCCTGTGCTGGTGGGTGAGCGCGGCCCCGAGCTGTTTGTGCCTGGTCAGAGTGGTGGCATCACCAACAATCAGAACCTGCGCAGCATGATGAACTCCAGCGGTGCGAAGCAGAATGAGAGCAGCAACGCTGTTACCAACTTGAGCTTCGAGACGGTGCAGATCATGGATCAAGAGTGGATTGATCGCCCGCAGCTTGAAGCTGCAATGGCTGCTGCCAGTAAGCGTGGCGCTGCTGATGGTGAGCGCCGTGCGCTCG